CCGTCCAGCTGAAACAATGTATAGGTTCCGAAAACACCGGCATCGACCCGCCGCTGCGTCCAGCCAAACAGGGCGCAGAAGAACGCGCCACTTGAATCTTGGTCTGGAGTGACGAGTTCGTGCCAAATGAACGGGCTGTCGTCAGCCATCGCCGTACGCCTCCTCGCTGCTATGACGCATAACGACAAGTAGGTTGCGCTTTTGCCGGATATCGCAAAGCCTGCGTTCGCGTACCGTGGGCAAGGCACTTGCAAATCATTGAGCAAAGACTACCTTTTCAGAGGTCCTGAATCAACGGCACTGAAAAAGGCGGCACCACGCGGAGTCGAAGCGAATCGCTCTCTCTGACGGTCCGGTCCTGGCCGATAGCGCCATCTGACCTACGGTAACCGAACAACTGCGAATGATTACGCCGATCGCTCGAGAAATGGCTCGTCTACGTGGGTAAGGTGGCAAGGTCTTCGCTGATCTCGCAGTGGACCACGAAGCCGGTGAGGTAGGGCAGCCCGCGCGGGATGCCGTACTGCTTGCTAGTCTGGCGCCCGATCTTCCAGCCCATCCACTGCTTGGTGGCGGCGCGGACCGCATCCACCAGGGCGAGACCGGCGTGCATCTGGTTCAGGGCGTCATCCGCAAAGTGACGTCCGTGGCGGCTGTCGAGGAAGGCTCGAATCGCGTCCAGGGGCTGTCCTGTAGCCTCTGCAATCGCGGTCATGGCCATGGGCCACGCGGCGGCGGCGTTGTCCGTCATCGTTCCCCAAAAGCCCCAGGCTTCGTTTTGGGTGGCAGGGATTTGCGTGGTGGTCGTCATTTTGTGCTCCGTCGGTGTTGTTGCCGCGATGACTGTATGAACGCGCTGTTCAATCAGGAAGCCAAGCGCTTTCGAGGCGATCTGGCGGGAACTTAGATGCTGACGACGTCCAGGTTCCGGCCTCGAAGGCGCACCGGGACTCGCCCGTCATATTCCTCGGTGCGCTCCTGGTAGTCGGCGAGCACGGCCTTGAGGACTGCCCGCAGGTAGCGTTCGGGTTGCCGGTAGCCGCGCAGGGTCTCAAGTTGACCCGCAACGTCAGTCACGTTGAACCATTCATCTGGCATCACCGTGTCGCAAAGCTCCAGCCACACCGCCATCCCTTGCGTCTCGACAAACTGCTTGGCGCCGGTGAAGACGGTGGGTGTGGAGTCGGGGTAGCGCATTGCGGGCTGGGAAAGGCTTGGCACTCGCGCCCCGCTACGCGTCGATCCGGTAGACCCGCTCCCGGCCTTCGACTTTCTCGGACACGATGTTGAGGCCGAGCTTCTTCTTGAGCGCCCCGGCAAAGGCGCCCCGCACTGTGTGTGCCTGCCAACCGGTGGCCTCGCAGATCTGCGAGATCGTGGCGCCCTTGGCGCGCTGCAGCATCTTAATGATGGCCGCCTGCTTGCTGTTCTCGCGCGTACGCGGGCGGGGAGTCGCAGTTTCCTGCGCTTGCGCCGCGACGGGAGGCGCTTCGTTGGCGCTTTCATCGGAGGTGGCCGCAACAGGGGCCGGCGCGGGGCGCGGGCAGCCCAGGGCGTCGTAGCCCTCGACGGCCGCGAACCAGTCGGTGCCGTCGGTGGTGATAAGGGCGCGATTGAAGAGCCCTTCCAGGACTTTCTTCCTGGCGCCGCCTTTGATGTTGTCCGGGAACCACGCGATCTTGCCGCCGGTGTTCTGGATGGCAGAGGCGAGGATGGCGTGTTGGGCGGGGCTCAGGGCGATCTTGCTCATGTGCGACTCCTTGGTGGTGGTTGATGGTGTGACGTGATGAAGGCGCTCTTTCCGATGGAAGCCAAGCGCTTTCTGCTTCATTTCGACGATGTCCTTTGCGTGTCCGCGCGACGCGCTTTCGCGGCCTTGTGGGTGGGCGCCCCCTGTTCCGCACCGGCCTTGTACGCAGCCGCCAGGGCCTCGCGCAGGCTCCAGACCGCGACATCGTGGAAGTCCAGGCTGTCCGAGTTGCGGGTCTCCAGGGTCTGGATCCCGAGGTGGCTTTGGGCGATCTGGGTCAGCAGGGGTTCGATGATGTTCATGGGCGTTTCCGGGGGAGGTGATTGAAGTCGAACGTATGAACGCGCTTCTCTCGATTGAAGCCAAGCTGAATCTGCAAGAGGATTGAAGGCTCCGATGGGGATCTCGATTCGCGCTTATGCCAGGCACCGCGGGGTCACCGATACGGCGGTTCACAAGGCGATCCGCGCCGGTCGCGTTACCCCGGAGTCGGACGGCACCATCGACCCCGAACGCGCTGATCGGGACTGGTCGCGCAACACGGAGCCACCGAAGGTCGGGCCGAGCAGGACGGCGGCTCGGGCCGCAGTGCCGGACACGTCGGGCGATGCACCCACGGCGCTTCCGGCAGGGGGAACCTCGCTCCTGCAGGCCCGGACGGTGAATGAGGTCGTGAAGGCGCAGACGAACAAGGTGCGCCTCGCTCGGCTCAAGGGGGAGCTGGTCGATCGATCCCAGGCGATCGCCCACGTCTTCAAGCTCGCCCGGTCCGAGCGAGACGCCTGGCTCAATTGGCCAGCGCGGATCTCGGCACAAATGGCCGCCCGGCTCGCGGTCGACGCGCACGCTATGCACGTGGCCTTAGAGGCGGCCGTGCGCGAGCACCTGCAGGAGCTTGGTGATATGCGTCCGCGAGTGGACTGATGGTGGATGTGGATTACGAGGGTGCGATCGAGATCGAGCGCGCCTGGCGCGAGGGGCTCACGCCCGATCCGCTTCTCACAGTCTCGGAGTGGTCGGATCGGCATCGGATGCTCTCCAGCAAGGCCTCTGCTGAGCCGGGGCGTTGGCGGACCAGTCGGACGCCCTACCTGAAAGCGATCATGGACTGCCTCTCGCCCACCTCACCGGTGGAGCGGGTGGTGTTCATGAAGGGCGCGCAGCTGGGGGCGACCGAGATGGGCTCCAATTGGATCGGCTACGTGATCCACCACGCGCCGGGTCCGATGATGGCGGTGTGGCCCACGGTCGACATGGCGAAGCGCAACTCCAAGCAACGCATCGACCCGCTGATTGAGGAGTCCGGGGTCCTCGCGGAGTTAATCGCTCCAGCCCGGAGCCGGGACTCGGGAAACACGATCTTGGCGAAGGAGTTCCGCGGTGGGGTGCTGGTGATGACGGGGGCCAACAGCGCCGTGGGACTTCGCTCCATGCCGGTTCGCTACCTCTTCCTCGACGAAGTTGACGGCTACCCAGTCGACGTCGAGGGCGAGGGGGACGCGATCTCGCTTGCAGAGGCTCGCACGCGGACCTTTGCGCGCCGCAAGATCTTCATCGTCTCAACCCCGACCATTTCTGGGGTGAGTTCGATTGAGCGGGAATTCGAGGCCTCGAACCAGTGCCGCTACTTCGTACCCTGCCCGTACTGCTCGCATCGGCAGTGGCTGCGATTCGAGCAGCTGCGATGGGAAAAGGGGCAACCGGAAACCGCGGCCTACGTCTGCGAATCGTGCGACGTGCCGGTCGCCGAGCACCACAAGGCGTGGATGCTGGAACACGGCGAGTGGCGTGCGATGGCGCCGGAGAACGGAACCAAGACGACGGGGTTTCACCTGTCCTCGCTCTATAGCCCGGTGGGCTGGCGCAGCTGGCGGGAGATCGCCACCGCCTGGGAGGCAGCCGTGAACAAGGAGTCCGGGTCGGCGGCCGCGATCAAGACGTTCAAGAACACTGAACTCGGCGAGACTTGGGTCGAAGAGGGCGAAGCCCCTGATTGGCAGCGACTCCTGGAGCGCAGGGACAACTACCCGGTTGGCACGGTCCCCGCCGGAGGGCTCCTCCTGGTCGGAGGCGCCGACGTCCAGAAGGATCGGATCGAAGCCTCGATCTGGGCGTTTGGTCGCGGTAAGGCATCCTGGCTCGTCGAGCACCGGATTCTCATGGGCGACACCGCTCGGGAGGCTGTCTGGCGCGATCTGGGCGCGTTGCTCGCCGAGCAATGGACGCACGCGTCCGGCGCCACGATGCCGCTGTCTCGATTTGCGTTGGACACGGGCTTTGCCACCCAGGAGGCATACGCCTTCGTGCGGGCGTCACGGGATTCGCGCCTCATGGCCGTGAAGGGAATCGCCCGAGGCGCAGCCATCATCGGCACGCCCCAGGCGGTGGATGTCTCGCAGGGCGGCAAGAAGCTCCGCCGGGGGATCAAGGTCTTCTCGGTGGCAGGGGGGATCGCGAAGCTCGAGTTCTACAACAACCTGCGCAAGATCGCAGACGTTGAGGAGGACGGTGTCACGATCCGCTACCCCGCGGGCTTCGTGCACCTGCCGCAGATGGATGCCGAGTTCATCCAGCAACTCTGCGCTGAGCAGCTCGTCACCCGGCGTGATCGCAATGGCTTTGCGCACCGCGAGTGGCAGAAGATGCGTGAGCGAAACGAAGCGCTCGACTGCTATGTCTACGCCCGGGCTGCCGCGGCGGCTGCCGGGCTCGATCGATTCGAAGAGCGCCATTGGCGAGAACTGGAACGACAGCTGGGAATTGCACCTCCGGACGAGGTGCCACCCCCGCTTCAAGCATTGGATCCCCATGAGGCCACCCCTAGCGGTGGCCTCGGTGCTTCTGGGGGCCGCAAATACGGTCGGCGCGTGATCAAGAGCCGCTGGCTTTCGTAACCACGACAAAGGAACAACCATGAGTTTGCAGACCCGCATCGAAAGCCTGGTCGTTCGCATCGCCCAGGAGTTCAACGCCGTCAATTCCAAGACGGGCGCACTTGCCAACCTCACCACGGCTGACAAATCCAATTTAGTCGCCGCCATCAATGAACTCAAGACGGTGGTCGCCAACGGCATCGATGATGCCAACGTCGCGCTCACCAGTACCTACTCGTCGAGCAAGATCGTCACGCTCTTGGACGCGCTTAAGAGCGAGATCCTCGGCGGCGCGGATGGTGCCTATGACACCCTGATCGAGATCCAGCAGTACCTGCAGAACAACACCTCGGGGCTGGATGCGTTGCTCGCGGCCGTCAATACGCGCGTTCGCTTCGATGCCGCGCAGACGCTAACCGCCCCCGAGCAGCAGCAGGCTAGGACCAACATCGGCGCGGTTGCAACCTCAGCGGTTGGTGATACCGATACCGACTTCGTGGCGATCTTCGAAGCGGCCCTCGTCTAATGTCGCTCTCCGATCGCATCGCGGGCCTCGCCGCCCGTATCGGGTTCGAGGTCGGAACCAAGGTCAATACCACCCACCCTGCGCTTGCGCGGGCGTGGGTGAGCTTCGGCTACGTGGCCGGTCAGACAGTCATTCATCACGCTTATGGCGTGGCAAGTGTCGAGCGCCTGGCGGCGGGACAGTACCGAATCCACTTCGCTACGCCCTTGGCCGACGCCAACTACTGCTGGCTAACCTTAGCGCGAAGCGTGAGTAGCTCCGGCTCCCAGCGCCTGGCAATCACGCCTACGGCGGCAGACGGGCGGGCGGCTACGTATCTCGACGTTCGCTGCGTCAGCACGTTGGCCGGGTCGGCGACGGACTCGACCGAGATCAACGTGGTGGTGTACCGCTGATGGCCTACTCGCAAGCCCAACTCGAGGCGCTGGAAGCGGCCCTTGCCAAGGGCGAGCGGCGCGTCACCTTTGCGGACAAGACGGTCGAGTACCGAACCGTGGAGGAGCTTGCGGCTGCGATTAAGGAGGTCAAGCGTGGCCTCTTCGATGACGCAGTGAATACGGGCCTCTGGCCGCGGGCTCCGCGCCAGGTCCGCATTACCACCCGAAAGGGCACCTGATGAGCTGGGTGTCCAGGATTCGGCGCGGCCTATTCGGTGGTGGCACGCCAACCTATGACGGGGTCGGATCGGGCCGGCGCGCGATCGCCTGGCAAGTGGCGAACCCCGGCGCGGTCGCCGCTCTCGCTTTCAGCCAGAACGAGCTCCGCGCCAAGAGCCGGGATCTCGTTCGCCGCAATGCCTGGGCGGCGGCCGGGGTCGAAGCGTTCGTGGCGAATGCCATCGGTACCGGCATCAAGCCGCAGTCGATGGTGACGGACCTCACCTTGCGTGAGGCGATCCACGCGCTCTGGTGGGATTGGTGCGAAGAAGCGGATGCGGCCGGGCTTACCGACTTCTACGGTCTCCAGGCTCTTGCTTGCCGCGCCATGGTCGAGGGGGGAGAGGCGCTTGTGCGTCTTCGCTACCGTCGCCCAGAGGATCGTCTGCCGGTGGCACTCCAGCTCCAAGTCCTGGAGCCCGAGCACCTGCCGGCGACCATGAACACGGAATTGCCCTCCGGAAACGTCGTGCGCGCCGGGATCGAGTTTGACCGCCTCGGGCGTCGCGTGGCCTATCACCTGTACCGCTCGCACCCGGAGGACGGGGCGCTGGCACCGATGTCCGGGACGGGCGGCATGCAGACCGTCCGAATCCCCGCCTCGGAGGTCATCCACCTCTTCCGGCCCTTGCGGCCGGGTCAGCTTCGCGGCGAGCCCTGGCTCGCACGCGCCTTGGTGAAGTTGAACGAGCTCGACCAGTACGACGACGCGGAACTCGTTCGGAAGAAAACCGCTGCCATGTTCGCGGGGTTCGTGACTCGCCTCGCACCCGAGGACAACCTGTTGGGCGAAGGGCAGTCGGACGCGACCGGCGTGTCCTTCGCGGGGCTCGAACCGGGAACCATGCAGCTTCTCGAACCCGGCGAGGACGTGAAGTTCAGCCAACCTGCTGACGTGGGGGCGAGCTATTCCGAGTTCCTGCGTATGCAGTTCCGCGCTGTTGCTGCCGCCATGGGTATCACCTACGAGATGCTCACCGGCGACCTCACGCAAGTGAACTACTCCTCCATCCGCGCAGGGCTCCTGGAGTTCCGGCGCCGCTGCGAGGCCATTCAGCACAGCGTGATCGTCCACCAGTTCTGTCGGCCCATCTGGCAAGCCTGGATGGAGCAAGCCGCGCTCGAAGGTGTACTCGCCCTCCCCGCGTTTGCGCGTCGGCGCCGCCAATACCAATCCGTGAAATGGATCCCCCAGGGGTGGCAGTGGGTGGATCCCAAGAAGGAGTTCGACGCGATGGTGACTGCTATCCGTGCCGGCCTCCTTTCTCGGTCGGAAGCGATCTCCGCCTTCGGCTACGACGCCGAGGACATTGACAGCGAGATTGCCGCTGACAACGCCCGGGCGGACGCGCTGGGATTAGTTTTCGAGTCGGATCCGAGGCACGACAAAGCCCCCGCGGACCAACAGTCGGCAGGCTCCCTGCCGCCAGACCAACAGGACCCCTGACATGCAACTTGTTCACCTCGCGTCTCGCCTCTACGGGACGCCACTCCTCATTGCGCGCTCCAAACTGGACGTGATCCTGGCGGTCCTGGGATCCCGGATCGGCCTTTCTGAAGCGGAAACCCAGATGGCGTTGCCGTCACTCCGCGCCGCGATTCCGTTCATGCCGGTGGGGATCGCCGTCATCCCAGTGCACGGCACCCTGGTGCGTCGCTCGGGAGGTGTGGATGCGGCATCCGGCCTGACGTCCTACAGCGACCTCGGCGCCCGGCTCGACGCGGCGCTGACCGATCCCCATGTCGACGGGATCCTTCTGGATATCGATTCGCCTGGTGGCGAAGCGGGTGGCGTCTTCGAACTGGCTGCCCGCATTCGGGCCGCGAATAACGTAAAGCCTATCTGGGCGCACGCCAACGACGCGGCCTATTCAGCCGCATACGCGATCGGCGCCGCCGCCTCGCGCCTCACGCTCTCGCAAACGGCTGGCGTCGGTTCCATCGGCGTGATCGCGCTCCACGTGGATCAATCCGTGAAGGACGCGAAGGACGGTCTCACATACACCGCAATCTACGCTGGTAGTCGCAAAAACGACCTCTCCCCGCATGCGCCGCTCTCACCTGAGGCGGCAACCACCCTGCAGGTCGAGGTCGATCGCCTCTACGAGATTTTCGTGGGGCATGTGGCCCAAGCGCGAGGGTTGGAGCCGGAAGTCATTCGCGGCCTCGAAGCGGGGCTCGTGTTTGGCGATGCCGCCGTTACGGCAGGACTGGCTGATGCCGTGACGAGCTTCGAGGAAGTGATCAGCGCCTTCGCCTTGACCCTTGAAGCCCGACGTCGCCTCACCGCCCACGGCGCACGCGCCTCGCCCACCGGGGCGAGCCCAACCACCCCGGTTACTCACAACCCACCTATGGAGACCTCCATGAATCAAACGAGTACCACCGAACTACCGGACACGACGCCCTCGGAATCTGAGCCGAGCGTCGCTGCTCCCCAAGCTACTCCCACGGATCCCGGCTCGCCGATGGCTGCCGCCACGCCCGCCACCCCGGCGGGTACGCACGCCCGAAGTGAAGCCCAGGCAATTGCGGAAATTTGCCTTATCGCCGGCTGCCCGGATCGCACAGCGGAATTTCTCGCTTCCAGCGTCTCGGAAGCGCAGGTGCGCCGCGCACTCCTGGAGGCCCGCGCCCAGCAGTCCGAGATCAGCTCTCACATTACCGCCGATGTGGGCACCACCGCGCATCCGGCCGTGAGCCCAGTCATCGCTGCCGTCAGAAAACTCATCTCCAAGGAGTAAGACATGCCTTCCATCACTGAACCCAAGAACCTCGGCGACCTTCTCAAGTACGAGGCGCCGAACCTCTACTCCCGCGACCGCGTAACCGTCGCCTCGGGACAGACCCTCGCTTTGGGGACCGTCGTTGGCGTGGTCAC